TAGTGATGCTCCCGATCAGACAGGCCATTATAGCCGCCGTTTACCCGCTTGGTCGCGCCCTTAATGTCGCCGTTGTCAGAGTATTTATTTAGACCGTTTAAATTCCAGAACCAACAGGCGCTTTCAAGTGCGCCGTCCTTCGTGCCTAAATATTTAATTGTCGCATCTTTGTCCTTGCCTATTGCCTCTGCGAATAAACAATAGTTGTGCGCTCCAGTAAGCTGGATGACGCCACGCCCTCTGTGCATCCAGCCTTCTCCGCTAGATGTATCGCCATTACCCATACGATCAGCATAGACCACATTAGCGATGCGCTCACTATCGCGGTGATACAGCGATGCGTCACGTCCTGCGTTTTTGAAGTATTTCGGGAATACTGCATTCAAGCCCTTTTCTGAATAATTCAGATTTTCTTCCAACACCGTAAAATTTAGGCTCTCATGCCCACACTGAGCGATAAACATTGCAATGCGTTGTGGCGTGTTGATCTGGTACTTGGCAAGAATTTCTTTGAGAGGCGTCTCCCACGCCTTCCAGTTTTTGTTGCCATGCAGTAGCTGCTCAATTTGACCAGAAGATAATATCATTTTTTTCCTGCGTATTTACTGATTGCCCGATTTCCAAACCAGAACGCTAAAACTGCGCTCATAAGCCCAGCGGTTTCTTGATCCCACATAAGCTCAACAGCCTCTGTCCACTCTCCACCAGACTGCCCGACCTTAACCATAATCACCACTTTGGTCGCTACGAACAGTCCGAAAAAGGCATAAGTAATGACAGGACGCACAGAACCCCGAAGAGCGTTGATAAAGCCTCCAGCGTCAATAGATCGGTCATGTTCATACAAGCCTTTCGTTTCTTCGATGTCAGCTTGCTTATCTAGCTCAACCAGTTTCATTTCAGAACGCTTTTGGGCAAGCTCTGTCTCGATTTGCATCATTTCGATGCGGTGCTTCTGTTGTTGGTTGGCTTTGAAATAACCCAAAACCTCTGGCAGAAAAGATGACCCGAAGCCCAGCAGACTTCCCAATAAAGCCATCATGGCTTTTCACCATTGATGAAGATGCCAAAGCAGCCCGTCAAAGCACCCATACAGACACTGACAAGCCCTGCTTGGGCGTTGGTGACAAGATCGGGTGGAATGGACATGAACCAGTGGACTGATTGATATGTAAGCACCGTGACAGCCAACATCATTAATCTCGGTAATATTTTGAGTTTATCAAACGTCTCTGGTGTCATATTCATTTCATCACCCCATTTTAGTTAGCACCGCCAAGAGCATTAAGATAATTGCCGCACTGGCACCGATCATAATTGCCTCTAAACGCTTCACCCTCGTAAACAACTCTTTGTGCTGTATGGTCACCTCCGTGCGTAAGGACGCAAAGGTAACATTTAGATCATCAATTCTGCTGTGTGCAGAGGCCACTGTGCGCTTATCCATCATTACACCTATTTACTACAAAACCACACTCATTCATATCTGCCATTAGCTAGGCTCAACGGGCCAAGTCACATTTGTGGGAAACCCAGACTGTGCGGGTACGTCACGCAGTGCTTGTCGGTAGGCTGCCTCCAGACCAGCCATAGTACGGTCAGTAACCGCCATCCAGTCAGATTCCTTTAGCATCTCGTTACGAGCAGCACGGGCCTCGTCAGCGTTAAGCTCTACGATATCCCAGCCTGCTGTCCACCGACCTTCTACTTCCTTTGGAAATCCCCAAGGAACAACCTTGTAACCTACATCAGGTTTAGGCTTAGAGGCCGGGAACACCCGGTAGACACCGTGTGGGTTGAGGTGCTTGTCTGCACTCCCTGTGGTCTTGTAGTCACCACGGAATTGCTCATGGGAGTAAGCTCTTGCCACACCATCTACTACTTTGATTAGTTCAGGCATTAGATTATCTCCTCACCGATAAGGTTTACTGTTGTCCCACCATCCATAGTGAAGAAGTCATAGGTTACTCTAGTGAATCTCTCTGTTGCAGTAGGAGTTCCAACTACTGCTGCTGGCAGGGTTATAGCAGTAACAGTGCCTAAATCGTACTCGTTAACATCATCTCCAATGGACCCTATAACATACATCTTAAGGCCATCAGGTTTGAAGAAGATGCCGATGGGATTTGTTTCTTGAGAAGCAACACTGAAGTTCTGTGAGTAACTGGCCGACGTTACATCCCAAGCTGTGCTTAGGTCATATTCATTAACATCATCTCCAGTGTACCCAATAACATACATCTTTGTGCCATCAGGTTTAAAGAAGATGCCGGAGGGAGATGTTTCTTGAGCAGAAACACTGAAGTTCTGTAAGTAAGAAGCTGTAGAGACATCCCAAGCGGTACTCAGGTCGTACTCATTAACATCTTTTCCAGTGTACCCAATAACATACATCTTAAGGCCATCAGGTTTGAAGAAGATACCCTGAGGCCCTGTCTCTTGAGCAGCAACACTGAAGTTCTGCAAGTAACTGGCCGACGTTACATCCCAAGCGGTACTCAGGTCGTACTCATTAACATCTTGTCCAGCGTACCCAATAACATACATCTTAAGGCCATCAGGTTTAAAGAAGATGCCTTGTGGAGTTGCTTCTTGAGCAGCAACACTGAAGTCCTGCAAGTAAGACGCAGTGCTTATATCCCAAGCGGTACTCAGGTCGTACTCATTAACATCATCTCCAATGTACCCAATAACATACATCTTTGTGCCATCAGGTTTGAAGAAGATGTCGGAGGGAGTTGTTTCTTGAGAAGCAACACTGAAGTTCTGCAAGTAAGACGCAGTGCTTATATCCCAAGCACCAGAAGCTATAGTGGGCTTAAAGCTATATTTCCAGTTAGCATTAGTTGGTACACTAGCGAAGCTAATAGTCGTATCTGCTGTAAGGGTTCCGTTATCAAAGAAGTTGTAAGTGCCTACGTCAAGGGAGGGTGTAGTACCTGTTACAGCTACAGGCTCGAAGCCACCGCCACCTACACCGCCCGCATTGAGAGTTGCCACTGTAGTCGCATCAACAGACGCAATATTGGTTAACTCTCGCGAGTTACCTATCACCTGTGTGCCGCTTACCTGTATAGCCATCTTCGTTCTCCTCTCGAACTATTAGCCGTTAAGTTTTTCCGTCAGCGCGTCGATCTGCGCCTGCTGTTCCTTCATGGCTTCAATCAATACAGCAACCATGTTGCCGTACTTAACTGACTTGACGCCCTTGTCATTGGTGCTGACTAGCTGTGGGATTACCGCTTCGACCTCTTGGGCGATCACACCGACCTCTGAGCCACCGCTTTCGATCCAATCGAAGCTGACGCCGCGCAGGGCCGTAACGGCTTTCAGTGATCCGAATAGCGTCTCTACGTTGGTCTTGAGAGTGGCGTCTGAAGTGGTGTTGAAATTAGGAGCGTTTACGTCAGAATTAAACGTGGCAGCGCCAGCCTCAGACATATCAAGAGACAATGCAGTAATTTCTGTGCCTCCGTCATCACCTTTCAGCAAAATGTCTTTGTCCTGAACTTTAGACTTAATAACAAGGTCACTGGACACACCTTTAAATTCACCAACAGCCGTGCTGCCTTCATTCAAGAAAAGGCTTCCATCTGGCTTTAAAGTAATATGACCCGCAGCCGCTGCTGCATCTGTAGTCGCTATTTCCAGCGCACCATCTGCCGCGACAGTCAGCGTTGCCGTGTCTCCAGCCGATCCAGTCATCGTAATGACTTTGCCATCTATCGCAACATCATCAATTGTCGCGGCAGACATGACCGTTGTCCCAGCCAGATTTACGTCTGTCAAAAGATCGTAGACTATTGCACCTGATCCTGCGCCATCTGTGGCAATCATTTTGACCTGACCAGCAAGCACCGCAACATTGGCCCCAGAACCTTGGGTAAATGTCAGAGTTGCAGACGTTGCATTCTCAATCAGCCAAACTTTTGAAACCGTGTTGGGCAAAAGGCTGACTGTGCAAGCCTGACCACCACCAGTCAGCTTTAGATACATGCTACGGTCAGCATCCAGTGCGCCATCTGCAAGTGTTATGTTGTCTGTGGAGGCATTAGCAATAACACGTGTGCCGTAGCTGAACGCCTCCGCAATCATTTCCAAGTTTAGGTTCGTGACCGTACCCCATGACCCACTGTTATCTCCAGTGCCTTGCTCATTGAGGCGTAAGTCGTTGTCATAGGATGAAGACATTTTAGTCGATCCTTACAATTGCATTGCTTGCAGTTGCTGCTGGGAATACAATTTTAAAAGTACCACCAGAAACAGAAAAGTCACCGCCAAAATCAAGAATTGCGATTGCGCCTCTTGCGTTTGAAGATGCATCGCCCAGCGTCTTGTTGTAAATCAATGCGCCACGGGCAGTAAATGTTGCGCTTGTCCACTGTGGATCAGCCGCATCAAAAACACCGCTGGTGCTATTTTCAGCAACAGTTTTGCTTGCCAACGCCTCTCCACCAGTCGTGTAGCCATTACCGTTGGCAACTTCATTGGCGGTAATGTAACCATCCGTTGTTGCATTAAGTGTCGCGCTACTTGTGTAAAGCGCAACATAAATATTGTCACTGTCGAGGTGGTGATCACCCAGAAGCACGTCTTTTTTAAAGAGCGTACTCATTGCTTGTGCTATAGCCATTATATGCCTCCGTTGTATTCTGCTGCGTAGTCGCGTTGCATCTCTTGTACAGTAAGTTGGACGGCTTCGTCAAATTGCGTTTTGTATAGTGACAGCGTCTCTGGCGCTTTTAAAAACGCAGAGGCTTCATAGAGAGCCGCAGCAAGCATAACCGCAGGCGCGTTGGTGTCTATCCATGTATTGGGGTTGCCGTTGCTCAGGCCCGTCTCAGGCGCGATAAAGTCCACGCTGTAGGCCAAGGTGGCTGATGGTGTTGGTGCCAATGTAATGACCGTGCCAGCCGTTCCTGCACTATCTGTGCTGTACATGCGTGGGGTGCCTTGCGTTGACGCATTCGGCCAATAATCTCTAACGTAAGAATCAATCCTGTGGTCGAGATATGTCACAACATTTGTGTCAGTAATTGATACTTGTCTAATCATCCGCGCCGTTGGAATTGTGTATGACGCCGTGCCTACTACAAGATTGGCCGCGCTAGACGTGGCGCGAAAGCATGGCAGATTTGGCAGTCGCTGGAAGATCATTTCTTCGGCCTGCGCTATCATCACGTCAATCGACGCGACAAACTCTGTCGAGTCATCTTCCAAAAACGCTTGGATATTGGCTTTTAGTGTTGTGTAGCTCATGTTATTCGCCCCATCCATCCTCTCCCCAGCCAGCATTGCCCCAGCCAAGTATATTTATGCTTTCGCTTCCGACAGCGCCTGTGCCGCCAGCGCCCGTTGCAGTTGGAGAGCCTATAAGTGCCTCGTTTCCGACAGCGCCTGTGCCACTTGTGCCAGTCACACTATCGCTTAGTTCAACCACTACTGATGCAAATACAGGCGTATTTGCCTGCCCTCCCATAGCTGAGTGCTGGGTACAGTAGTAATAAAGTGTTGGTGCGCTGTCAGCCACAACTATCTGGGTATATGCATTTGCCTGCCCCGGTGTCCCTGACGTTGTCACACCTGTTGTGTATTCGCTGCCTCCACCATGCGTACCATTAGATGTAGTGCTAAACCGCAATGGGTGGCCGCTGTTGCTGCTGTCGGACTGATCGAAATAATACGTCCTGCTTTCCATCAATTCCAGCGTGTCTTGCTGAACGCCAGCGATAAAGTATTTGTTTGCACCGCCAACGCTCTGAACTGTCACTGCTAGAGTTTGCACTGCTGCTACATCTATTGCAACTTCTCCAGAACCAGATGATCCTGTGACATTTATTTCTGTAGTAATAAACAATGAAATACTGGAAACAGAACCTGTTCCACTAGCTCCAGTTACGGATGTGTTTTCCACATCAAAACTGGATATCTTTCCAACACCGCCCTTGCCGTGAACTCCAATGCCCGGCCTTTGACGAGGGTCTAAAAACGGGTCGTAATTAAATCCAACGAAAAACGTGACATTTTCTGGATCGTTATCGGGACGTGGATTAAATAGGGCTGTGGCATCAACAACATTTTTAGCAGGCGTAAGCTGCGGTTGTTTTGGCTCCCAATCTTCTGGCGATACGCGCAGGCCGTCCCAAGTCGTTTTTAATTGCGTATAGGGAACCCGAAGGCCACTTCTATCGCTTATCGCTTGAGATTTTTTGCCCCGTGCGTATTTTGCCATTTACGATAAATTCAGCGCAGTTGGCTGAACCCTCAGACTGACGCCATCATTGTCGGACGCCGCCGCAAACGTGAATGCCCTCTCGTAGATTTCGTTTAATATTTGAAATCTGTCGGGGGCGTTTTTTAACGCCAGCTTGCTTGCCAGCCCCGCGCAGATGCAGTCAGACCAGCGGTACGGTACGTCAGCGTCTTGATTGCTGGCCGTGATATCATCAAGCTGATTTACCGACCAGTAGACCATGCTGTATGTGGTGACGTTTGGTATCTGCCAGATGTAAAGCAGGGGCGTGTATTGCTTGTCCAGCATATACTGTGACGGCTTGCCCGAAGATGTTTTGTTTGGCAGTTGATTATAGTCGGCAATCGACACACGATTAATGATTTGATCAGATGTGTCTGTGCCTGCGCTGTCCCGAATGACGGCGTCCATAATGTCTATAGTGCCAACAGGCAGCGTGTAGGGCGTTGTCTGGCCGTTTACCAGTGTCAGCGTCTGTTGCTTTACCGCCCAGTAGTTGATGCCTCGGTTGGCCCACTCACTAAATAACAGGTTTAGGCTGCGCCTTGCCGACACAGCCTTGTATCCCGTTTGCGTCTGTGGATCGATCCCACACCGCTCGTAAGCCTCCGCGATGATTTCTTCAACATCTGGGCGAAACGCTACTGTGTCTGAAGTCGCCATGCTGCGCCCCTAATTAATATTTCTTCACCGCTCGGATGATCACTTGGTATGCATCACCAGCCGCGCCAGCCCCAGTTGTTGTAAACTTGATGTCTCCAGTACCGTTTGCACCATATGATGCGGTATTAGGCAAGCCACCAAATCTCTCAAAACTCTGATAACCCTGCTGATCTTCTGCCAGATGCATAACAATTATGTCAGTATCAGCGTCTGCCAATACTTGAACTGTCATGCCGCTTAGAACCCAGTGACATTCAATTATTTTAAGGCCCGTGCAAGTTGCGCCATCCGCACTTGCCACCAAGGCAGACACGTCTATTTTTGACACTGCGCTTTCGTTACCACCATCGACATATTGATATTGGAATGCAAACACGCATTCATGTGTGTTGTCGATGATTGTAGTCGATGTTGTAATATCAGCCATATTAATCTCCTAGATTGTGAAGTGGGGGTTGCCCCCCACCAGATTAATTAAGCAATTTGCACATATTCAATAATGAACGTGAAAGAACCCGCAGTGGTAGCGTCTACTGTATTGGTGATATTACAGAAGATTGTACGTTCCGCAGAAGTGTACTGAGCAGAGGCAGGAGCAGTTGTTCCACTTTGTGTTTGTGCAACAAGAGTTGTTGTCGTTACATTTCCAAGAACAACTGTTGTGCCGCCGTCTAGAATTTCATCAGTAACAGCCGCAACAATTTGCGCTCCAGAGGAAGATGTACCAACTTCATAACCAATATCACCAGTTCCAATTACAGGGGCTGTGGCGCAAAAGATTTTTATGTCAGTAATAATTGTATTGGCAGGCTGTGTGAACTCACCAATTGCTGGGCTATCTCCAGCCGTAGTATTTACGGTCACGCCTGTCGCAAAACCAACATGCTTTACATATTTATTTGTGACTATGCCTGTGGACGCTGTATTTGCAATTGTAGTATAAGCACCTGTAGTTGCATTTTTAGAAACTACTTGAAAACCGCCCTCTGAACGTACTGGGCCTGTGAATGTTGTATTAGCCATGATGATCTCCTGTCGTGGCAAGTGTCAGCCACATTGTGCGGCTGTCAGGGATGTCGGCACAATACAACAGGTTTGAACAAAAAGAAAGGGCGATCCGAAGACCGCCCCAGTTTGACCCAACAGGAAGAGAAGATTGGGTTGTTTATGCTGCGCCCTCGGTTCCGAATACGCCGCGCCAGTCAGTAAAGCCAAAGCTATAACGCTCACGAACTTTGTAACGGACGTTGCCAGTCTCAAAGTCACCTTCCATGCCCTTTTTCATTGCTGAACGGGTGAAGTGCTTGAGACCGTCTGGAACGTCAGTCGTAATGAAGAACGCATCAGGATCGGTCAGACGGCGCATGATGTGATAGCCCTTGGGCAGATAACCACCAGCCTTAATGGCGTTGATGTCGTTATCGGCTGTACCAGCGCGAAGCTGGCTTTCCAACAGGCGCTCTGCGGTAAACTGATAGGCAGTTGGAATAACCAATTGCATACCCTGTGCCGCGATGCGAAGGCCACGATCATCTTTCATGTCGCTGATGTTAATCAGGATCGACTCAAGAGATGTCTCGGACAGATCAGCCGCCGTGGCAAGCACGTTAGACTGAATGCCGTTCTGTGTTGGGTGCGATGCACTCAACAAAGTTTGACCGTCACCACCAGTGTATCCAGAAGTCTGAGAGAAGTTTAAGACGTTTGCAGCCTTAATTTCTTTGGTCGATGCCATAGACCGTGCCAGCGCCTTTGTGTAACGCGAGGCAAGCGAACCATACTGACCGTCCTCTTCAGCTTCCTCAGTGATTGAGAACGCCAAGGCGACAGTTTCGTGCTGATAACGCGCGGTCCACTGTTGGCTTGCGCTGTCATAAGAGACCGCTCCACCCTCAGTTTTTGTTGGCGCTTGTCCAAAACCACTCAAAAGCACGTCTTCTTCGTAAGCCTTTTGAGAGCTATTCGATTCAAAGACCGCAGTGTATTCGGCGGGGTAGCTGTCGTACTCAAGTCCAAAGAGAGTATTCAGACCCGGCTCTAGAGTTTTCGCAAAACTCGCTCTATTCATTGCCATTTGTCATGCCCTCCTTATATACCAGCGACATTGGTGCCAAGAAGATGCTCATTAATGGTCACCTCCATGACAGCATTTGCGCCGAATGCGTTGTCTGGAGTTTCATGCAGAGCAAGGATTTTACAGGTTGCGATGCCTGCTGCCATTGTTCCACTAATTTCAAAACCAGATTGACCAGTAATGGTCGAGCCTGCGCCTGCCACAACATCAGCGCAGTTGCCGATATTTGTTTGGGCGGTTGTGCCAGCAGACTGAACCTTAAACACAGTGTATGGATCGTCATACACATACGCGATGATGTCTGTCGCGGTTGTGCCTGACGGCCAATATTCACTGTATACATATGATCCGTCAGATGCTGTGTACGAACACCCATCAAACACACCAATGTTATTGGTTTCAGTTGCAGTGTGAGGTGTAAGCGTACCCGCAGCGATAACAATCACCAGATCACCCTTAAAGATGTTCTCCGCAAGCTCACTTGCGATGGTGTATTTGTTTGTGCGAGGCGCATTACCGCTCATGTGACGGATCGGGACAAACCCGAATGCGGCGTCTACATTTGCCATGTTTCGCTCCTATAGCGTAAAGATTAATCGCTCATGGCAGACAATTGCCTGCCGCGACTGGTTTCAGACTTGCGCTCTTGATAAAACGCTTGCCCACTACGCCGTCCTAACGCATCAAGTTCACCTGAGACTGCTTCATTTTGCTCTGTGTTTTTATTCTGCCAGAACGCCTTTTGTGAGGCGTGTTTTTGTTCTGGCATTTCACATAGCAACATGCCTTCAATCCCTACTGATCCTGTCCACTGTCCATGATTGATAGTCGGAAACAACTTTTCTTTCACAGTGTCAGCGGAGCGTGGCTCCCAACCTTCGCGCATTCTTTTATACACGTTGTCGGGGGTGTCCTTCCCTTGAATCGAGGTTGCGACCCAGCGTTGGACATAGCCGGGACGGGCTTCTGGTGCGTCCAACAGTGCTGGTGGTTTCCATGCGGCTTCTGGACGAACTTCTTCGTCCCGCACAGATGATCGTGATTGCTCGGCTCTTGAGTTTCTCTTTTCAGACATGACTATTGTTCCCTCTGTTGACGGCGAATTTCGGCTTCGTATTTCTTGAGACCACGTTCATCGTTTATACCAAGTTCCCTAGCCATGCGGAGTTGCTCTTGCGTCATACGCACACGATTGCCCTTATAAGCTGAAGACCCGCCCGTAGTGGGGGCGACTGGAGACCTACCTTTTGGTCTTTGCTTCGGACTTGGCCCCGATCTTAACTCAGGAAACACTTTTTGTAAACGCCCGTTAAGTTGCGAATAATATTCATCGCTATTCTTATCGAAACCCTCTAAATCTAGCTGCACGTCTATCGCCCGTGCCGCCGCTGTTTCTCGCTCAAAGCCAGTGGCATTGAACCAGTTATTTTGCTGCCACCAGCCCATTGCCTTCTCAGGTGGCTGGTTGCCCTGCGCCTGCTGTTGGCGCTGTGGCTGCTGTTGTTGGCGTTGCTGCTGTCGCTGCACGTCCTGCCGCCGATATTGATCAGTGGCCTGTGCAACGCGCATTGCCGCTCTCATGTCGGCTATCTGCTCTTGGAAGTTAACTTGGGCGTCAGTGTCACCTTCCTCCACGGCCTTGTGCAGCGCCTGCTTGGTCTGCTGGTACTTCGCGTTAAACTCTTGCTCGGCGTTCTGCTGCGATCCCTGCTCCAGACGCTCTAGCCGCTTTTGCAGTTGCGCGTTTTGCGCCTGTATTTGCTGCGCCTGTATTTCAGCCTCCCTGCGCTGCGATACGAGCTTGCTGATGCGCTTCTGCACCTTGGGGCCGTAGTCTGGCTCCTGCTCCTCCGCAACATCAGCGGCCTCCTCCTTGGCCTCTTTGACGGGATCGTCAGTGATTTCTATTTCAAAATCTTCTGGCTCACCCTTGGCCGCTTGGATTTCGGCCTCGATTTCTTCAAGAATTTTCTCTTGTTCTGACATTGCCCTACCCCAAATATGCGGCGACTTCGACGCCCTCTGGCAGAATAGACGTTAGTTCATCGTCATTCAGCAGAAGGAATTTCACGCCCTTTACAACAATTTTCTGACCAGCGTATTTACCGTAAGTCACGCGATCTCCGATTTGTGGCATAACGTCAGACTTCCAACGCTCCCCCGTGTCGCGGTCACGATATGCTAAGTCACCCATTGCACAGACGGTGCCGTGGGCGGTCAGGTATTCCTCGTTGTCTTTTGAGGTGTCTGGCAGCAGAATGCCGCCTGCGGTTGTCATCTTTACCTGATTAGGCTGAACAAGAACCTTCCAATTCATTGGAATTGGGATTTGATGAGAGCCAATCGTCGCGCTGGTTTCTTCATCAGTGTATATTGCGTCATGTTGATGAGACATGTTATTCATCCTCTTCGTTTAAAGTTTTGATCGTGTCATGGATTACGTCAGCGGCCTGCTCCAGCCCCTCCGCAATTCCCACGTTTTTTTGGTACGCCTCAAAGTCGGACATTCGACCCCGAAGCATACCGTCAGCTATTTCAAGCCGTCTCTTTTCCAGATTGTTTCTTATCTGCTGGAGCAGATCGCTTATCGTCATTTTTAACGCCCCCCGACATGGAGACCCCAGTGACGTGTACTGTTACGTCTTTATTTTCCGACATCAGTATCCCCTCTTCATTGATTTCGATTTCTTCTTCTTAATCGTTTTTTTCTTGGTTGCAATCTTTGTAGGTTTCTTTTTACCATATGACATATTTTTTGTTCCTTGTTTCATCAGGGAGGGGAAGCTGGCTCTACTGAGTGACATCGTAATCACCAGCGGGGTTTTGCATTTCCATCAGCCTTGCGCGTTCTGCGGCTGTCATGGGTGGTGTGAAATTTCCATACAAAAGCTCATCAAGCTCTTGCGGAGTTAAAGGCACGTTTGACTGTGCTGGGCTTGGCCCTTCAAATTGGTCTAAGGCTCCGATTTGATTTATTTGCCGATTGCTTGAAGGATTTCTAATTAAGCTAGAAGCAGCATTATCTCTCACCATTTCCATTGGCGTGGGAATTGGAGCTTTTCTGCTTAAATTTCTTAAAAAATTTACAATATTCATCAGACCTGTCCTCCAGACAATTCTCTTGCCAATATTTTTAGGGTATCAGCAAAACCCTTGTCCAGTTCTTTTGCAGCCATTGCAAACTTGCGTGGCGATACATCGTCAGACTTTAGACCACGCCGCTCCAAAAACTTCTTGGCGGCTCTGATCTCAGCCTGCGCCACTCTTTTTACTGCCGCTCTAGCCATTTATATCTCTCCTGCATTCATCATGGCTTAAAATTCCACAACGCACCACCACGATTAACGCGCCAATCTTTGGCCTTGTTAACGTCTTCATCATAAAATTCCCACATATCTTCTCTTTTAATTGGAAATCCTTGCTCTGCAAAATCAGAAAGGCGCGGCCTTTGGCCTGTCTGCGTGATATTTGCCCCAGCCCGTGCGTATGCCTCGCCCATACTTGTGCGATAGCCCTCGTCGTAATCCCAATTTCCAGTTAAACTTTCTTGTGGGTCTCTTGTTCTTGTCGCGTTGAGATAAACCTCATCGCTGATACGGCCTTGAGATTTCAAAAATCTTAACCATTCTGCGGCAATCGTTGGATTTGTGCCTATTGGCATTCCAAACTTTTCTTGAACAACGTGTCCGACTTCGTGATCAATTATTTCTTGCTCACTAAATCTGCCTCGATTTTTTGATGGCCCAACAAATAAAGCAGTGTATTCGTTTGGTGCGCCACGAATTGTAAGGCCACCAGCAAGGTTTAGCCTATCACCCTCAACCTCTCCGACCTTCACACCTCTAGCCGCATTGCCAAGAACTTTTTTGATTTCGCTATCATCCAAATAGTCATCTAGGGTCATGGCACTGGTGTCTTGAAGTATTTCTTCAGAATTTTTGTATTTTGGCAGCGTCTTTCCCGTATATGCCGTGCCAGTGTCATACATTAGCTCACCTTTAATTGGGTCTCTAAACGCACGATCTAAGTCCCAAATGTCAAAGCCCTGATCTTCTGCCGTTATCACATCGTCCAAAAATTGTTTGTAAGACGGGACTTTTTTGGCAAGACTGTTTAGAAAAACAATCGGCCCAGCAACGTCATAGCTGCCCTCTGGTAGACCGTCAGTTGGCAATACGCCATATTCTTTGCGATCATCTAAAGCCATTAGCCGCCTGTCCTTCGCCAGTCATCAACGATATTTTGTAGCCTACGCAATTCCGCGCCATCTGGCATTCCTGTTGGGTCTGTTGCCCAGTCTGGCATGATACCAATTTTTTGTGGAGCGTATTTTGTTGTTTCTCCGCTTGCCTTTGCATTGAATATTTCATCAGGGCCAAAGTTTAAATAACTGTTTTGGCCTGTTGTTTCCGAAGCCATTGCTGGCAGTGCATCATCGCTAAACATCCGTCTGTGTTCTAAGAACGCTCGTTCTTCGCCTTTGCTTCGGAAGAAAGGATTGCCCGGCCCAAAGTGTCCGTATGCATCGTGGACAACGCGAAACGCATCGTTTGCGGTTGCATCGTCCATTGTTCCGACACGGCCCACATTTCTTAACAGCGGATTTTTAGCAACTTCAAAGTCATTGGCTGTGGTGCCTGTGCCATATCCATCTCTTGTTGGGAAGGTCACAAGGCGCTTGTTCGTAACAATATCACCGTATCCCATAGCAGGCGATGCACCGTATGGATACGGCGTGTTTGGCGCTAAGAAATCTAATTCTATGCCAGTTTTATCCAAAGATCGAAGCTGCCCCAGCGTCTCTTCAATCAATGCTTCATAAGCCCTGCGAACAGCGGGGTTCGTGGGGTCATCTTTCATTTGCTGGTAAGCAGCCGCCACCAGCCTTGCTCTGTCTTTATTTAACTCTGGATATCCTGTGACATCGTATCCATCACCAGCATCTATGCCGCGATCCTTCATATATCTTGATGCAGCGTTTTGTATTTCTGCAATAGGCCTAGCCTCCACGCGAACAGCGTCTCCAGCGCCCGTGGGAATAATGGTGCTTAGTGGCCTACCCGTTGGGCCAAGATTGGTTTCTGCTCCCCGTCCTGCGGCCTCTACCAACCCACCCTGACTTGATGTTTGAGCGCCAACGCGAACAGGAGCTTGTGCAAAGCCTGTTTTGCCATATCGTGCGATAGGCACCAATGCACCAAATTGTGCATACATGGGGTCTAGAGCTTCTGGGAATGACAGCAAATCACGCGCAAGCCGATCTTCATCGTTCTCACTTTGAAACGGAACTTGTTCAGCCACAACGCCAGCGCCATATCCAAACAATCCCAATGCACTCAGTATTGCTGATGATGATAAATCGGCAGCACCTCCAATTAAATATGCTGCCTGCGCCCCTCCAACATATTTATTCCAAGAGCCAAGGGCTGTTTCTGCTGTGCCTTCTCCAGTCAGCGCAGCTTTTGCAATCGCCCCAACATTTCTGAACATTTTGTTGCCAAACCGAAAGCCATAATTCGACAACATTTCTTCTTTGTTTTCTTGTGAAGCAACGGTTCCACCAATATCAGCCCGTGGAACACCACTGTCTATTGCATCTTGTCTTAGCCTATTTTCTTCATATTGCGCCATTTCTTGGAGCGTTGGGACAGTGCCGTCATCATACGCAAAATTGCTTTGTGGAAATGGATCGCCTTTGCTGGGATTTCTTTCTTCCAACATTGCATTTTCAAACGCCAAAAACTCTTCGCGCATAGAGTTTTGCTCGTCAGCCGCAGCCTGCGAAGGAATGTTTAGCTGTCCATCTGGCCGATACGCCACATTTGAAAAGTTTTCTTCTTGCCGTCCATCTACTGTCAAAAGTGCCATATTATCACCACGCCTTGCAAGACCAGTATCTGGCCTTGGTTTTTGGGCCGGGGTTATCACAGTTGTGACGCGCCCTAAAATTAGATCGTCTGCCCTTTTGGTTTTTCTTGATTTTCATGTTGGGGTCGCCAAAGGTTACGCGCTTTACCCTGTCGCCGTCCGTAACGTACACCACAGACTTTTTCTTGCCGTGGCTGGTCTCGCCCTTCGCAATTCTGCGCGGCTTGTTCAGTGTGACGCTCTTGCCCTTGTACGTTGCCATTCAATAAATCCTCGCCTTGTCAGGATCGACCAGCCTTGGAACACAATATGCAACGCCAAAATCTTTTGTATTGCTGTGGTATCCGTAGCGCCTCACGATTTCTCTTGCGTAGTAATTACACGTTTCTAGCTTGCGAAACAACATATCATCGCTGACCAGCTTACGATCATCAGCAATACCGATATATAAAACCAAGGCAAAGACGTGTACCACTCACGCATTGGCCCTTTTCTTTGCGGTTTCCGACAGGTCTTTCTTGTGAACCAAAAACTTACTGGACGCCGTGTGACGTGCGCCAGACATGACCCTGCCCTTTGCGTCCTTGTGTGTTGCGCCCGTATGCTCTTTGCCGTTCTTAAAATAGTGCTTTACGCCTTTAGCCATTATGATGCTCCATTTGGCGCTCTATGTCTGCTTCAATCGCAGCATCTTCTACACACTCTTGCAATTTCCGTGCGTACTCATTGCGAAGACGGTCAGCGCGTTCCCTTATAAAAGAATCGGCACTGATCTCTTCAAGCTGAATTTGTTTTGAAATACCCATTACGCTTTCCTCTTTTTTACTGGTTTCTTTGCGGTTTTAGCCGCAGCCTTAAACGCGCCCTTGGCTGGTGCGCCCTTGGCCCCAACCTTACGCATTTTCTCGCCAGAGCCAGCGGCTATGCGCTTTTTCTTTGCAGCAATGTTCGAATATAATCCCTGTTTAGCCATTAGGTGCCGTCCTCCTCTGGTGGAAGTTCATCTTCAGATGGCAATGCGCCTAAAGCAGCTCCACCTATTGCCAGTGGCACACTAAACATAGTGCTATTACCAGCAGCAATTGATCGGTTTGTTCTTGGGGCAATCACTCCAGTATTAAATTGTCCAGAATATTCTTCGATGAAATCACGCGCCTGATCTGGTGTAAGGTCTCCACGATCAACAGCAGACCAAACAGAATTGACCTTTGTTTTTAGATCAACGCTTTTATTGTTGAAAAGACCCCTTATGCCCTCCCAAACAATAGACTGCGTTTCTCTTGGTAAAAGTCCACGTTGATCAGCAACAAATCTATAATCATCTGCCGTTAATCCATATAATCCTTTTGCACCCGTTCCTTTTGATGATCCCCCAGCCATGCCCAAACCTTGTGAAGTTAGCTGATCGTTGCCAGCCAATGGCCGCATCATACCAGCCGCAATGGCGTGTGTGTCGATTGTAACATCGCCCATGTCAGAGAATGGAACTTCAATATTATTAAAAAAGTTTCTGACCTTATGATTTCCACCCATTGCATCAGATATGATGTTGAAATCACCACCGCTTTCAATGGATTGAATGGCCTTGCCAATGTCGCCAAAGCTGCCCCAGCCAATATTTGCGGTAGTGTTTGCATCTTTTTTATTAATTATGTCGCCAATGTCGCCTTCTGGCGTGAGGGCGCGATATGTACTGGGGTTGTGGGCTTGATCATATGCTCTAACCCACATTGCTTTTTGCTCTATGGTCTCAAGGTCTTGATAAGATTTGCCCTTAATGCTTTCCCAAATTCTTTTATTTGGGCTATTTTTTTCTGTTGCTACAAATGTTGGATATCGCTTCGCAACATTGGTCATTTCTTCTGACCAAGGAAATGCACGGTTGTTAATGACGGCATCCACAACGCGCTCACCAAGAGATGCGTTTTTAAACCAATCCATTTGGGGTGATAGAGCCGCCAATACGCCAGACATTGATTGCCTTGGTAAACCGTATTTAATTGCAAGCTCTTCAGAAAATCTATTGGCACCAACGTACCAATATTTGGCACGATCTTGAAACTCATCAGGCAGTTTATCCATAATCCAGTTTAGATTTTCGCGCTGCATTGCACTGACAAAATCTGCTGCGTCTGCCTCTGGTAGACCTCTTATGCCTTTAAAGCCGGGGAAATATGTCTCCAAATCTTCATATGTATTTTTCTTTGGGTTTGTTTCCGCTTTTCGACCAGACGCCAAAAATTCCATATTTTTGCCTAATATGTTGTCTTTTGGGCTTCCAAGACCTTCCATAGATGATCTGCCGATTGTAAGGCCACCGCTATAAACTTCTGGCTTTGGTTGTTCACCACCAGTGTTTGGCGTTCCTTCTCTTGGAACACGGGTAGAAATACGGCCAGTTGGCCCGAATGAAGGATTGGCCCCCGGTACTTTGCCACTGACTAAGGGGCCAAGAGCGCCAATAGGATTTCCTGTTGCTGTCGATGCTCTCAATAAAGCGTTTATATTAAACGGCCCTGCCATCTACTTGCCCCTTTTCTTTTTGCCATATCCAGCGGCGTGGGCAGCGCGGCCCTGCTTCTCAGCTTCGGCCTTGGTTCTATAAACCTTGCCCTTGCTGCCCCAGCGGTAGCCGCCCTTGACCTTCATAACGGGCATTAGTGACCGCCAAGCAGCTTGTTCATCATGTCGTGGACATTGCCGCCATCAAGTTTCATAACCTTGATTTTCATGTCTTTGCCGCTTGGCACTTCCATCATTTCTTCGTCAACGTCTTCGTAATCGTCTTCGTACATGGCATCTTCGCCATCAATTCCAACCATCGCCTGATGGCACAGCAGCAGGAAGTTAACCAATTGATCGTCGGACAGATCAAGTCCGTCTGCGTCATGCGGGAAGCCCATTTTCTGCAAGAATAGGGTTGCATTGTCTTCCATGTTTTCGACTTCTACCTGTGCCATGTCGGCCTCCTTTATCGTCTTAGTTGTGGGCGCGTCTGTCCCATTGTGCCTAGATTTGCTGGGCGTGGTTTTGGGCGTGGCGATGTTG